CACATCATGGACGACGCGCTCGGCAACATTGTCGGCATCCGCGGCGGCGGCCAGGTCGTCGCCGAATTGCAGGAGGGCCGCAATATTCTCTCGGCGGAATTGATATGGACCAATAACGAGGCGGTGAGCAATATCATTTCCGACACCGACCAGCACGGCAACGACGAGCATTGGGGCGACAAGGCGCGCGCGCAATCGGCCAAGGCGACCAACAGCAATTACACCGGCGCCAATCCGGTCACCTTGCGCCTGGTCGCGCCGCAACCGGGCGACGTCAAAGACGCGCAAATGCACGCAAACCATATGGCCGATATCAATAACGCGACCATGTTCCAGGCCAATATCACGGTGACCGGCTGGCTCCGCGACAACGGCAAGCTCTGGCTCAACGAGGTCGGCAACCTGATTGATCTTTATTCGCCCATGCTGTTGCCGAGCGAGCGCGCCACGCTCGGCATCGAGGCGGTGACCGCGCGGCAGAACGACCAGACCGGCACGACGTCGACCTTGCGGCTCGTGCTCAAGGACCGGCTCGGCGGGCGCGACAAATACGATACCAGCAAAGGCGACGCGCCCGACCAGGACAGCGGGCCGAGCTCGCCCGGCGATTCCGTTCCATATGCACCGGATGACATTTAATGCGATTTTCCACGCGCACCGTCGGCGACCGGATGCACAATGCGATCAAGCGCGTCACCGTCGAGACGACCAACGAGGACCCGAAATTTCGCGAGGCGCAAGTCAGTCTCTACACCCAGGAAAAGCAAAAGGAGATCGAGCATTTCGAGCCGTACGGCCTGACCTCGCGCGTCAAGCAACCGACGCAAGGGCAAGGCGGCGCCAAGGAAAAGGCCGAGGGCCTCATGGTGTTTACCGGCGGCAACCGCTCGCATGGCGCGCTCGTCGTCGTCGGCGATCGCCGCTATCGGTTGAAAGGCTTGAAAGAGGGCGAGGTCGCGCTCTACGACGACCAGGGCCAGAAAGTCCACATTACCCGCGATGGCACATTCGTCGACGGCGGCCAAAGCAAAAAGCCGGTCACCGTCACCGTCGGCAACGCGACCGCCTATGTGTCCGACGGGCAGATAAAGACCAAAGTCGGCGTCCGCGCCGTCTATATCCGCAACAACCCCGACCGCATCGACCTCGGCAAGAAAGACGCGCCGCACGCGGTCATGACGGCCGACGGCCCGAGCCTCAAGGTATTCGCCGTCATCGACGAAAACGACGATGGCTGACCTCCGGCTTTACGACATTGTCACGCCGTTCGTCGTCACCTTCGACCTGTTGCAAAGGCGCGACAACCTGATCGACGAAACCGAGGCGCTCGCGACCGCGGTCATGGTTGCGCTCGGCACCGACGCCCGCGCCAACCCCGACGATATCTTGCCCGACGCGCAACTCACCAACGACAGCAACCGGCGCGGATGGTGGGCCGACAGCAATGCGGACGTCCTATGGAACGGCTGGCCGATCGGCTCGCGGCTATGGTTGCTTGAGCGGCACAAGATCACCGACAACACCGCGCAACAGGGCTCGACGATCGCGCGCGTCGACAACTACATCCGCGAGGCGTTGCGGCCCTTTACCGAGCAAGGCATTGCCTCGCGCGTCGACGTCGAGGTCACGCGGCCCGCGCTGCAAACGATCGTCGCGCGCGTGACGCTCTGGCGCGGGCCGTTGCCGGCGATCCAATTGCAATACCAAGCCCTCTGGAACGAGATCGGACAATAGATGCCCTGGTCGACTCCTAGCCTTGACGACGTCCGCAAGCAAAACCGCGATTACATCACCGCGCGCCTTCACTCGGCGGCGATGGTGCCGAACAGCGTCTTGCGCGTCCTCTCCGACGGCAACGCCGGCCTCGCCTACCTCGTGTTGCTCTATATTGATTGGCTGGCGCTGCAATTGTTGCCCGATACTGCGGAGACGGAATGGCTCGACCGCCATGCCGCGATATGGTTGCCGGGCAACGGCCGCAAGGCGGCGACGTTTGCATCCGGCTCGGTGACCGCGACCGGGATCAACGGGAGTATTCTGCCGCAAGGCTCACAATTAACCGGCGCCGCCAGCGGCGGCGTGCTTTACGAGACGCTTTCACAAATCACCGTCGGCGCCGGGCCGACGCCGGTCGACGTGCGCGCCGTCGATCCCGGCGTTGCCGGCAATCTCGACCAGGGCTCGGGTCTTGCGTTTGTCAACGCGATCGCCGGCGTCGATGGCACCGTGACCGTCGTCACGATGGACGGCGGCGTCGACGTCGAAAGCGACGACGAGCTCCGCGAGCGCGTGCTTGAGCGCATCCAGCAACCGCCAATGGGCGGCGCGCAATACGATTATGTCGCATGGGCAAAACAGGTCCCCGGCGTCACGCGCGCCTGGGCGGCGCCCGAGCAAGGTCCCGGCACCATGACCGTCCGCTTTCTCATGGACGACTTGCGTGCCGACGATGACGGTTGGCCGACGCCGGCCGATATCGAAACCGTCGCCGCCTATATCGACTTAAAGCGCCCGGTGACGGTGAAAGACTGTTATGTCATGGCGCCGATCAAGCAATTCCTCGACCTGACGATTTTCGACCTTGCCGTTGACGACGCCGCGACGCGCGCGGCGATCGAGCAATCCATCCGTAACATGCTGTTTGTCCAGGCGGCGCCGGGGCAAACGATCTATCGCTCATGGGTCGACGAGGCGATATCCAACGCCGTCGGCGAGGATCACCATACGCTGACGCTTGACGACCTCGTCATGCCGGCGCCCGGCTACATGGCCGTGCTCGGGACGATCCTTTTCGAATAATGACCGACAGGCACGTCAGGCGCACCGGCGACGACTACGTCGACGCCCTGGCGGCGCTATTGCCGACCGGGCCGGCCTGGCCGCGTGAATACGACTCCGTCTTGATGCGGCTCCTCGGCGGGCAATCGCAAATCTGGGGCGACGTCGACAGCCGCGCCGCGGATTTGCTGGAACGCGAAAGCGACCCGCGCGAGACGATCGAATTGTTACCGGATTGGGAACGCGCGTTTGGCTTGCCCGATCCCTGTTATACCGCGCCGCAATCCATCGACGAGCGGCAACTCGCGCTCGTGATGCGGATGACGATGCTCGGCGCGCAATCGCGCGAGTTCTTTATCAGCATCGCCGCGCAAATTGGCTACCACATTACAATTACCGAATATCGGACCTTTGTCGTCGGCCTCGACCGCGTCGGCGATGCGCGCGTCTATGGCGACCTGCCGCCCGACCCGATGCTCAACGAATGGGGCGTGCCGATCATGAACGCGCGCGGCGACGCGCCGGTCGCTGACGGCGAGCTTTCCGAATGGCCGTATTACGGACTCGGGCCGGATACAAACCGCTTTTACTGGACCGTGCATGTCGACGAGGCAAAACTGACCTGGTTTCGCTGTGCGTCCGGTCAATGCGGCGTCGACCCGCATTTGCGAATCGGCACCGCCGACGATCTTGAGTGCTTGCTCGGTCGGCTGAAACCCGCACACACGCACATCATTTTTGACTACTCGGGCTTGAGTCATCCCGGCGATCCAATGGCCGGCACACCGTAACGAGGACGCGATGAAATATAATGCTCCGTACGGCGTCAGTGATCCGAACGCCGCCTATATCAACGGCGATCCCTCGACCGGGACGATGGGCTCGATCCCGCCGGCGGCGTCGATCGAATTTCCGCAACGCGAAATCGTGGCGATGATCGCCGACTCGGGCTTGACGCCCGATAACGCGGTGCTCAATCAGCTGGCGCTGGCAACGCAAACCGGCAAGATCAATTTCGGCGTCGACGCCGGCACGGTCAACAATCTCCAGATTACCTTGAACCCGGCGCCGATCCTTGCCAACGGCTTTGTCGTTCGCGTCCTGGTCGCGCATACCAACACCGGGCAATCGGTGCTCAATTGCAACGCGACGGGGCCGTTACCAATCCAGCGACGCGGCGGCACGCCGATTCTCGCTAACGATCTGCAAATCAATTCCATTGCGACTATGATCCTCAATTTTCAACTCGGCGCCTGGGAATTGATGGGTGTTGGTGGCCAGGCGCTCGGGCAATTGACCGGCAATAAAACGCTTTACGTCAATTATGCGATCGGCAGCGACGCCAACGACGGCACCGACAACACCTCCGCGCACGCGGTCAAGAGTATCCAGGCCGCAATCAGTATCGCGTTTTCCTACATGCCGAGCCAGTACGGAATCACAATCTACATTGCCGACTCGCCGTCTTATGCGGGGTGGGGAATCCCGTATTGGGCCGGGCCTAATCTCACCATCATCGGCAACGTCAACTCGCCGCAAAATGTTGTCATCGACGGCGGCAATAATTGGGCGTGCGCCGTCGGCGGGCCGAACACCGTCACGCTGCAAGGCGTCACCGCGAAATGCAACACGTCGGGGACGCTGTTGCCGGCCGGCTGTTTCTCGTGCGGCTCGGCGTCGAGCTTTTATATTTCCAAATGTAGGAGCCTGGATTGCGAGGGCGCGGTATTCGAAGCCTATAACGGACACATGATCGTCGGCGATCATACGTTTGCCGGGAGCCACTGTGGCTATCTGTTTTGGGGCATGTCCAACGGCTTTATCGAAACCGCACAGGGCGCGACCTATACGTTTGCACAAAACCCGCTCAACCTCACGACGGCCAATTGCTACGCGACGATGGGCGGGCTTGTCCAGGTTACGCCGGGGCCGGTCGCGACATGGGTCAATCCGAGTTTTGTGTTCGGCTCGCGCTACCTTTCGACAAATGGCGGCGTCATCGCCACACCCGGCCTCGGGATCAATTATTTTCCCGGCAGCGTCGCCGGCTCAACCGCCAACGGTGGGGTGTACGCATGATCTACAATCCGAGCGATTGGTATTGGGTGATCGGCGGCGACGCCGCAAACGTATGGTCGAGCAAGCGCGCCATGTTGGTTCCGGTCGGCGACACGACTTACGTCGCCTGGCTCGCCGAGGCCGGCGGCGCGTCGCCTTTGGCAACCATGCAAGAGCTTTACACCGTCCTGGCGGCGCAATATCCGGCCGGGTCGCTGCAAAGCTATAATCCCGACGCGCGCTATCGCAAGGCGAGCGGCGGCGTGACGATCGCCGGCAATCCGTACCTGACCGATCCGGTATCGCGCAACACGGTATCGAGCGCGCACGATTACGCGGTCGCCAATCCCGGCCATGTCACCGATTGGAAACTGGCCGATGGGACGTTTATCCAATTGACCGAGGCGCAACTCGCACACGTCTTGCAGGAAATGGCGACGTTTGTGCAATCCTGTTTCACTTGCGAAAGCACCAACGCCGCCGCCATTGCCGGCGGCACCATGACGACGATCGCGCAAATTGACGCGGCCTATGCCGCCATTTCCAATACGTTTCCCTAGTCATGGCGATCGTCAATATCACCGTTACCAACGACGCGGATTTCTACCGCACGTTCCAATACGTCATGGCTTCGGCGGGCACGCCGATCGACATGACCGGCGCGTCGCTGGAAATGATGCTCCGTCGCCATGCCGAGGACGCCGAGGCGCTGTTGCGGCTCGGCACCGACACCGGCGAAATGGTGTTGATCGACCCGGTCAACGGCCTGTTTACAGTGATGATCCGCCAGGACGTACTAGAGCGCCTCGACCTCGGCAGCTACGATCATTCGAATATCATGTCGCAAGGAAGCCTCAAGACAAAAATTTGGTCGGGCACGCTCGTTAACAACGCGGGGCCGACGCGATGAGCACGGTCGAGGTTACGACGACGCGCGACGTGACGATCGTCGACCCGTTGCCGCCCGTCGTCGTGCTCTCACCGGATGACGTCGAGACGATCATCACCGGCGACCAGGGACCGCCCGGCCCGCCGGGCGCGCCTGGCGGGCCAATGGGACCGCAAGGACCGCCGGGAGCAACCGGGCCAATGGGTCCGATCGGGCCGCAAGGCGACAAGGGTGCCGCCGGCCCGACCGGGGCAACCGGGGCAACCGGATCAACCGGGCCGACCGGCTCGCAGGGCTTGCCGGGACCGGCGGGGCCGCAAGGCGTACCGGGGCCGCAAGGGTCAACCGGGCCGGCGGGACCGACGGGCTCAACCGGCGCCGCCTCGACGGTGCCGGGGCCGACGGGGCCGCAAGGACCGAAGGGCGACAAGGGCGATACCGGCGCGACAGGGCCGGCGGGCGCGGACGGCGCGGGAGCTCCCGCGACGGTGCCGCCGCTCATGGACGGCACGGCGGCGGTCGGTACGTCGCTATTGTTTGCGCGCCAGGATCACGTCCACCCGTCCGACACGTCGCGTTACGCCGCGAACAATCCGGCCGGCTATCAGACGGCGGCGCAAGTCACGGCGAGCCTGGGTGCTTATCTCCCGCTCTCCGGTGGCACCGTTAGTGGCTCGATCACCGTCAGCAACAACATTATCGCCAACACCCTGAAAACAAGTAGCTACATAGTTGCCGCACACAGCGGCTTTATCGGTGGTTACAACGGCGTCAACGGACTGTCTTATGAACCAACTTACAGCCTGATTGTTGAATGTGACCGGCCGGCGCTCAATCTGAATCAGACCGGCGGCAACGGCGTGACGGTCCAGTTTACGCAAGCGCAAACTGCGTGCGGCTCGATCACCGTCGCCAATGCGACATCCACATCGTACAACACAACCAGCGACGTGCGGCTGAAAACCGACGCCAAGAGTTTTGATGCCGGCCCGATCTTGGACGCCACAATGGTTTATGATTTCGAGTGGACGACGACTCCCGGCGTTCGCTCCTATGGCGTCATGGCGCAAGAGGCCATGACCGTGTTCCCCGACGCGGTGCATCACGACACCGAGCACGACCAGTGGGGCGTCGATTACTCGAAATACGTTCCGCTGTTGCTGCAAGAGATTAAAGATTTGCGGCAGCGCGTCGAGACGCTAGAGGGCGCGCCGGCGACAACGCGCAAGCGCAAATGACGCTCAACTTCAAGGGCAAGGTTTCGCATTTCGGCGGGCCGAACGACGACGGCGTCGCGCCCGACGAGGGCCTCGCGTTTATCTATGACGTCGAAACCGCGCCGCATTTGTTTTTGAGCTATCAACCGGAGGGCACGACGGGCCTCGCGCGCCGGCTCAATCCGCAAGCGTATTACATCGCGACCAGGTGGGATTATGCCGAGACGCCACCGCCGGTTTTGCTCGAGGAAATGGCGCTCGTCACCGCGCCGAAAACCGGCCGCTCGATCAAAGTCTATCCGGCCGATTGGGGTCCGCACGAGGACACCGGGCGCGTCGCCGATATCTCGCCCGGCGCAATGGAAGCCCTCGGCATCCAAACCGACGACGAGGTCGAGGTCGTTTTCCCGTACACGTCGCGCGGCGCGGTGCCGGTAGCCTTTCGGCGCATCGTCATATCGTCGGGGCACGGCAAACATGTGCCTGGCGCCGTCGGCATACTCAACGAGGTCGAGGAGGCGCGGCGCGTCGTCGAGGCCGTCGCCGACGAGCTCCGCGCGATGGACGTCGACGTCAAGACGTTTCACGACAATACGAGTCATAGTCAAAACGAAAACCTGCATACGATCGTCGACTATCATAATTCGCATTTGCGCGACCTCGACGTCTCGGTCCATTTCAACGCCTACGTCGAGACGACGTCGCCAATGGGGACCGAATGTTTATACGTCACGCAATCGACGCTCGCCGGCCATGTCGCGAGCGCGATCGCCTCGGTCGGCTTTGTCAATCGCGGCGCCAAGAAAAGGACCGATCTCTATTTCCTCAACCAAACGCAAATGCCGTCAATCTTGATCGAGGTTTGCTTTGTCGATAGCTCGGCCGACGCCGAGCTCTACCGTGCGCGCTTTAGCGAGATCGTGACCGCGATCGCCGCCGTGCTCACCGGCGAATACCAGGTCGCGCAAGCCGCATGATAAAAGTCGTCGGCTTTGCCGTTGTGTTGATGTTGGCAGTCGGCGGCATGATCTACTCGCAAAGCACCGCGCAACCATTGAAGCCGGTTTGTGTCACCGACGAGGACCGCGTTCTTATTCGACGACAAGTATTGTCGGCCGTCGATGACGCGCTCCACGATCACATGAAGGCTTTATTCATTGGTTGGATAAAAGACCCGCGCGATCAACCGGCACGCGCCTCGGCCGGTATTCAAGCCGCCATTGTTGCGTACCAACGCGCCCGCGCCGATGCGTTGAAATGGAGCCCACCGAATTGCTAAGAGATTGCCCGGCGCCTCGGCACCCTCCACGCCGGGCGATAGGCGGCCCGCGCCTTTAGCGGGGGTTACCTCCGACGAAACCGTCAACTCGGCCCGCCCGTAATGGGGCGGGCCTTTTTTATTTAAAAGATTTCCATTTGGCTTGTCTCTCAATGGCCGCCGAACGTATAGACGAGGAAGCCGAGGATCAGCGCGGCAACGATCCATCGCGTCCATTTGGTGCGCGGGTCCTCGGGCGGTGCAAATTCCCATCCACACGACAGGCATTTGAGCATGATTTTGCTGGACCCGAGGAAGCCGGTCGCGAGGTTCCAGCCGCGCTTTTCGGCATGGACCTGGGTCGAGCGGCAACGCGGGCACACGATTTGGCCGGTTGTAGGCATGGGTGTGTGTTTCATGCCGCCTAGATAGGGCACCGCCGGCGCCGCGTACAAGTTATTTTGGCGCGTACATTAACGTATAATATGAGTGGCGGCGTTTTTGGTAGGATTCTTGGGAGGTCCCCGAGGGCCGTTAACAGAAACCCCCTATTAATGGGCCTTTATGCGACATATTGACGGACGGCGCGAGTCGCCCTATAACAACCGGCAATAACCGGCAACGGCCGGTAATCACCGGTAAGGGCTTGTTTCCCAATAACTTACCGACCTAGAACAACCGGGCGGCACCGGCAACAACCGGCCCGCACCGGACAAACAAATTGGTAGGTTTTGGGAGCCTATCGTCGGAGATAATCATGCAAGTCGATATGCACATTGCGCGCGATAGCGCGAACATTATCGAGGAAACGCCAAAAGCTTTCCGCGTCCTCGTCCCACGCGGCGCCGGGTTTAGCGTTCGCGACGGCCTCGCGTCCTATGGCTCGACCCGCCCGGTATGGATTCCGAAGTCGCAAGTAACCTGGAAAGAGTGTCAACGCGGCATGGCCGAAACGATGCACGTCCCGGCCTGGCTCGCGCGCAAGCTCTAACCCCATTCATAAAAAACAACACTCGTCGGAGAACTACAAAATGAGAAACGACTTTAAGCGGCACCTCGATCACGCGACTTGCAACACGTCGCCGACCGACAAATTACAAAAGCTTCGCGACGGTGGCGGCCTCTATCTCTACATCGAGCCGAGCGGCGCGCGCGGGTGGCGCTTTTACTATCAACGGCCGATCACCAAAAAGCAAAATACAATCTCGTTTGGTCCGTTCCCGGCAATCAGTCTGTCCGAGGCGCGCGACAAATGCGACGCCGCGCGCAAGCTGGTCGCGCACGGCATCGACCCGAGCACCAACAAGCAAGAGGTCGCGCGCGCGGCGGTCGTTCAATCCGCCGGCGCGGTCACCTTTCGCGGCTTTACCAATTTCGAAACGCCGAACGGCGCGGGCGAGATCGAGGTCGGGGCATGGTGGCAATTCGCCATGATCGACGAAAAAAGCCGCGTCTCGGGCGCGGCCAAATCGTTCGAAACCGTGCGGCGCGTGCAAATCGACTTGCGTACGCTGCAAGAGTCGCTCGGCGATCGGCCCGTAAAAGAGATCAAGTCGGGCGAAATCCTGGCGGTCCTCGATCGGCTTTCGAAAAAGGGCAATCTCAACAAGGCGCACCGCGTCCAACAAATGGCGACGCGGATTTTCAACCTGGCCGTCGCGCGCCAGGTTTGCGATTACAACGTCGCCGCGCCGTGCAAGGACGCGATCGCCAAGCATATCAAAAAGAAAATGCCGGCGATTACTGACCATATCCTCGATATCGGCTTACAGGCGACCGAGGCCAAGGTCGGCGAGCTCATGCGCCGTATCCGCGACTATCGCGGCCGGCACATGACGCGCAAGGCGTTGGAAATGATGGCGCTCACCTTCCCGCGGCCGGCAAACATCGCCACAATGGAATGGTCGGAAATCGACTTTGCTATCGGCGCCTGGATCATCCCGGCCGACAAAATGAAAATGAGCCGCGTTCACAAGGTCCAGCTATCGCGCCAGGCGTTAGCGATCCTGGAGCAAATGCGGCCGCTCACCGGCAATGGCAAGCGCGTGTTTCCATTGACGAAGAATTGCCTGACGCGCGCGCTCGCCAAAATGGGCTATGACACCGAGACCGAGCAATCGACGCACGGCTTTCGCTCGATCGCCTCGACGCTCCTCAACGAAAGCGAGGAATGGTCGGCGGACGCGATCGAGCTCCAAATGGCGCACAAGGTCGGCGGCCGCGCCGATCGCGGCGCCGGCGTCCGCGGCACCTATAACCAGGCCGAGCGGATGGAAGAAAGGCGGGCTATGCTGCAATGGTGGGCCGACTATCTCGACCGCTTGCGCGACGGCAACGTCGTTAAATTGCAGCAAGCGGCCTAGTCGGTATCGGTTGAGGCAACAGGCGGCGGGGGAAACCCCGCCGCTTCTTTCATTTCTTCGATATTGAGGCGCAACGTAAGGCGCTCGATCTCCCGCCGCAAAAAGCCGATCTCGTTACAAGCCTCGGCCAAGAGTTCGCGGCCCGCGCGCGAGCGTCCCGGCCGATCTCGATAGGCGATAAGGCGTTCGACGATATCCATTTATGCCTCGAAAAAATCGACCAGGGCGATGCCATAGCGTTCGGCCAATGTCTCGACTTGCTCGTCGAGCGCCCGAAACAAACGGGGTAAGTCGGCGTCGCTTGCGCCGGGAGCTCGGCCAGGCGCGCTAAACGCCGATCGTGCGGCCTCGTCGAGCGCCAAGAGCAACGCCGCCCTAAATACATCGCGCGCGTCGTCGCGAATGACATATACGGGTATTGTCATCGCCGCCGCCGCGTACGCGGTTTGGTGATAACGCGCGGCAACGTCCGGTGATAGGCGTCGATCGAATTGAGATCGACGAGGACGCGGCCGCCGTCCTTGTAAGCGACGATCTTTTCTTGCGCGATCAATTCGTAACACTTGTCGATTCCGAATTTGCCGTATTTGCACGCCTCTTTCATCGGCACGAGGCGCGGCTCGCCGTCGGGCTTTTCCAGGACCGCGGTAAGGTGTTCTTTTGTCATCATGGGGTTAATTGCTTTCCGTTCTTGACCTTGCGCCGGATCGGCAACGGGATTTCGAAATGATCCAATTGCGCGCGCAAGCTACTAAACAGCGCGCGGCAATCGGAAACCTCCTGGCGCAACGTCTCGCAAGTCGATTGCACGGTGCAGAGATTGTTGCGGGCCTCGGCGAGATCGAGCTTGAGCGTCTCGATCGTGCGGTTGCGCGACTCGACGCCGAGCGTCGCCTCGGTCAACATGACCTCAAGCTGTTGCCGTTGCTTTTCGTATTTGTCGACCAGGGCGGCGGCGCGGGTAATGACCTCGCGCTCGTCGTCGATCGGCGGCGCGGCCTCGACGTTTGGCGGCGGCGGTTGCGGATGGCCGCTTGCCTCGGCGTATAACGTGCCGGTATCGGTCATGCTGGACTCCCGTTTTTGAACAGTCTCGGTTGCTCGGCCTCGACGAGCTCGCGTAAATGCTCGGCAATTTGCTCCATCACATGAATCTCGTGGGCGGCCTCGACGACCGACATGCGGCCTTGCTCGGTCCAGCGCGGGTAAACGCGCTTTCGCATCTTGACCTCGCGCTCGGCGCACCGGAGCATTTCGTAAATATTGCTCATGGCCGCCTCGCCATGATCCAGGCGGCCGGCATCGCCGACCAACGATCGCGGAAAGTAACCTCGGGCTCGGCCGGCGGCTCGATCGGCGCCGGCCCGCCGCCTGTTGCCTCGTCGATATCAATAAGCGGCGGGCCGGTCGTTGCCGGTTCGGCGGCAAGCAAGAGCGGATCGACGCCGGTGTCGCCTTGCACGAGCGTCGGGTAAAGGATCATTGGCGACGGAGCGGGTGTGGTGGGTATTTGCGGGCGCTCCGTCGCTCGGTCCCGCGCACCTACGCTATGCCGGCGAGCCGGCGTTGCGTTCCAGCAATGGCGCGCCGTATGCCAATACAAATAGGCTTTCGGGTATCTGGCGCGGGCCTCGGCCAACGTCGGACAAGAGGGCGACGCCCGCGCCGGTACGCTCAACGCAACAAGCAACGCGCACAAAACGAGTCTCATCGCGTCCTCACGCTCAACGACATGCCGGGATTGGAAAGCGCGGCGCCCTCGACCTCGACGCCGTCTTTGAGCGCGTCGAGCAACTCGCGCTTACGCAAATGCGGGCGCATTTCGAAAAAGGTTTGCGGGATCGCCTTTTCGTCGACGACGACGACATGCGGCGGCGCCTGGCGCACCGTCGCGGTAAAATCCGGCATCGTGAGCTTGCTCATATCGGCGTCGAGCATGGCGTCGCGGACGATTTGCCGGCGTTTGTCGGCGCGCGCCTTGAAGCGATCGCGGCGCTCGGCCATTTCGTCCATGAGCAAACCGAGGACGGAGGCGTCGGTTTCGTCCTTGAGGATGGCGCGCACGGTCGCCGCGAGCGCCTGGTTAAACTCGGTCAAGCCCTCAAGCGTATCGGCGAGCGTGCGCTCGTCGAGCTCGGGATCGTCGGCGAGCAACCGATCGCGGAAGGCGACATAGCGTTGCCGTTCGTATTCCAGGCGGCGGGGATCGGTCATTGCGGGCCGCTTTCGATCTTGTCGGGCTTGCGCTTGCGTTCCATTTCCGCCTTGACCTCGGCAAAACGCGACACCGGAATCCAGGCAAAATCCGCCACGTCGACATGGTCGCAAAAGGCGGCGATATCGACGTTGCGCTCGGCGGCGATCTTGTGGAGCTCGTCGATTTGCGCGCTGGTTATGTAGTCGCGGACCCGATCGGACGGCGGCGGTTCGACGTCGGCGCCGACCTCCGTCTCGTCGAGGAAACCCAAACCGGAAATCGACAACGTGACGCGGCGCTTTGCCTTGGTGACCGCCTTCATCATGGCGTTGGCGGCAAACTCGCCGCCGCCGCCTTTGAAGGCGACGACGCCATAGTCCTCGTCGTCGCGCCCGGTTTTATCCTTGGCGCGCGCATGGACGATCAACAGGCCGTCGGCAATCTCGCGGCCGAGTATCTCGACGGAAATGCCGTTGAGCTTGCGTAATTGGTCGGCGGCGTCGCGTTTGGCGTAGAGCACGAGTTTGCCGCTCAATGTAAGATAATCAAACGGCCGCGTCATGGGATTGAGGCCGACCGTCTGGCACACCTTGAGATAGTATTCGGTACGTTGTTCCGGCGTGAGTTGGCTCAGGTCGCCGCGGATCAGGACGTCCTCGATCGTTGCCGGTGCCGGCGACGCCTCGCGCTTTGCTGGCGTATTCATAACCCCTCCTCGACATTGACGATGGTTTCGCCGATCGCCCAATAACCGTCAGGAGCGCGGCGCGGGCCGATAAATGTGCCGTGACCGCTCCCGAACGACTCGACCTCGGCGACCAGGCCGTTGATCGCGGCTTGCACCGCGGCGCTCGTCGCGCCGGTGATGAGGTAATAGCTGCGGTTCGCGCAGAGCGGATCGACCTCGCGCTCGATATGCGCCGGCGCGAGCCCGGCCTCGCGGTGCAAACGATATGCGGTGAGATCGGTGACATGCGGCATGTGTATCGCTCCGCAACGTCACTCAGATTTACATGGAAATCGGAGTTTGGCGAGTCAAATGTTATTTGACCGCATATAAATTACTTGGGCTTGCGGCCGCTCGGTAATGGTTTGGGTTTTTTGCCGTGCGGTTTCGCTAACAGGTCGACGGTGCCAACGCCGAGCGCCTTGGCAATTTTGTTGAGCGTTGTAATCGTCGGATTTTCAAGGCCGCGCTCAATGCGGCTGATATAACTTGTGTCAACGCCGCTGTCCGAGGCCAACTGAACTTGCGACAGTCCGAGCTTTACGCGGAAGTACCGGATATTCCACGCAATCCATTTTTTCATACCGTCAGGTCATCACCTGAGCGCGCGTTTAACTATGGCCTCTAGTCCTATAATTTGTCCGCAAGTCGTTGCCGGAATTATTCCAACGTCAAAAAAACTTGAGCGCGCGTAAATTGCGCGAGACAAACCGCCGCAACCATGAGAGGATATGAACGTCGAATGACACATTGGGGCTGGCGGGGTAATCCGAAACTGCTACGGGAGGCGTTCCGTGGGCGGACGACCACAACCATTGAGTATCAGGGACGAGACGCGCGAGACGGCCG